ATTCAAGCTACGGGAGTTACTAATATAAAACTTTATGATGCAGCAACTGCATCTGGAGCTATTGTATTTGAATCTACTTTTGGAAGTGAAGGATTAGATATGTATATACCTGGAAACGGAATTAGATTTCAAAATACTATCTATGCAGATGTAACTGGATCAGGATCTGTTACTATCGGATATACTGGCTAGGAGGCTAAATGGCTAACACTACCTCTGGAACTACAATCTTTGAAAAAGGTTTTTCTATATCCGATATAGTAGAAGAAGCTTATGAAAGAATTGGAATACAAGGTGTTTCGGGTTATCAATTAAAGGGAGCAAGACGTTCTTTAAATATAATGTTTCAAGAATGGTCTAATAGAGGTTTACACTATTGGGAAATTGCAAACAATTCAATTACATTAGTAAATAATAAATCAACATACACAATGTTTAGATCAACAGCTGATGGCACATCGGATGCAACCGCTGTCTATGGTGTTGATGATATTTTAGAAGCAAGTTATAGAAACGCTTCTAATATTGATACGCCTCTCACAAAAATAAGTAGATCTACTTATCAAGCTTTATCAAATAAAACTTCTACAGGAAATCCAACACAGTATTTTGTTCAAAGATTTATCGATAAAATTACAGTTACTTTGTATTCAACTCCAGGAACATCTGAAGCCGGAAACTTTTTTAATTATTATTATGCAAAAAGAATTCAAGATGCTGGAGACTATACTAACGATGCAGATGTGCCTTATAGATTTGTACCTTGTATGGTAGCTGGACTTGCTTATTACTTAGCAGTTAAAAATGCACCGGATAGAGTTGAAATGTTAAAAATGTTATATGAAGATGAATTACAACGAGCTTTACAAGAAGATGGATCTTCTTCTAGTTCTTTCATAACTCCTAAAACTTATTATCCAGGTATATAATGGCAAAACTATCTAGAGGAAAATATGCACAAGCAATATCTGATAGATCAGGTATGGCATTTCCTTATAATGAAATGGTAACCGAATGGGATGGAAGTTTTGTACACAATTCAGAATTTGAATCTAAACAACCACAAATACAACCAACAAGATTTACAGGTGATCCTCAAGGATTATCAAATGCAAGACCAGATAGAACTGAACCCGCTACAGAAAATTTATTACCGGGAAATCCTTTGAGTCTAACTTTAGGTTCTTCCACTGTAACTGTTACAGAACCTGCACATGGAAGATCAACAAATGATACTGTTGTTTTTAGAAATGTAAACGGAAGTCCGGGAGGACTGGTGTATTCTTTATTTGAAAATGGTTCAGGATTTAGTATAACAGTTATTAATACAAATAGTTATAGCTTTAATTGCGGAAGTAATGCAACTGTAACGGAAAAATCAGGAGGAATGTTTGTAACTGCAGGACCAGTTACTCTAACACCATAATGGCATACACTTTAACAAATTTACAAGATGATATTAGAAACTATACAGAAGTAGATGATTCTGTTTTGAATACAGGTATTCTAAATACAATAATTAAAAATGCAGAAAATAGAATTTATAGAGAAGTAGATTCTGATGATAATAGATTTTATGCAACTTCAAACTTAGCAGCTGGAAGTAGATATGTTACAATACCATCTGATTTAAGATTTATTAGATACGTTCAATTAACAGATTCTAATGGTAAACAAACTTTTTTAGATAAAAGAGATACTAGTTTTATGGCTGAGTATTATAATACTCCAGGTACTGCTTCTGGAATACCTAAGTATTATGCTAATTGGGATGCTAATTATTGGGTAGTAGCACCTACACCAAATAGCACTAATTTAATCACTTTAGCTTATACAAAGCAACCAGATTCAATAACAGCTTCACCGGGAAGTACACAAGGAACTTACACAAGTAATAAATATCAGGATTTACTTTTGTATGGATGTCTGGTAGAAGCATATGGATACTTGAAAGGTCCTGTAGATATGTTACAATACTACGAAGGATCTTTTAATAAAGCTTTACAATCGTACGCGATCGAACAACAAGGTCGTAGACGCCGGGACGAATGGCAAGATGGGGCCCTTCGAACACCTCTTAAATCTCAATCACCATCATAATTTAAGGAGACAATTAAATGGCAAATATAGTACCTGACTCTTTTAAAACAGACCTACTTGGTGGCGTGTTTGATTTTGATTCATCTGGTGGATCAACTTTTAAACTAGCGCTTTACAGTAATATTACTGGTTTTAGTACTTCAACAACTGCTTATACAACTACTAATGAAGTTTCTTCATCTGGTACAAACTATACTGCAGGTGGAAATACTTTAACTAATAATGGTGTAGCGGTATCAAGTAACATTCCATTCGTTGACTTTGCAGATTCTACTTTTAGTTCTGTAACTTTAACTGCAACAGGAGCACTGATTTATAAAGGTTCAAGTAATGAAGCTGTATTAGTTTTAGACTTCGGTGGATCAAAAACTGCAACTAACGGTGATTTCGTTGTTCAGTTTCCAACTGCTGATTCTTCTAATGCAATCATTAGACTTGGCGACGCGTAATATTTTTAAGGAACACAAATGGCGTTAGTAGTAAATGATAGAGTAAAAGAAACAAGTACGACTACTGGTACCGGCACATTCACTTTGGCTGGAGCTGTAACTGGTTTTGAAACTTTTTCTTCTGCTATTGGAAATGGTAATACGACTTACTATGCAATATCTTTACAAGGTGGAGCAGAGTTTGAAGTTGGTCTTGGGACCGTTGCGGCTGGAACATTAGCTAGAACAACTATTATTTCTTCATCTAACTCAGATAGCGCTGTTAACTTTTCAGCAGGCACAAAAGATGTATTTTGTACTTTACCTGCTAGTAAAGCAGTTTATAAAGACGCTTCAGGTGTTGTTGATGGGGTACCAAGTAACGGATTCGTCATTGCTATGTCGATTGCATTATAGTATAAGGAATAAATTATGGCACAAAACTTTAGAAATTATCTAACAAGAGAAACAGGAACTTCTGCAGTAGATGCTTTAGGCGGAGCTGCAAATAGTTTTGATACTTTAATTAGTGTTAGAATGGCTAACGTTACTACTTCAACAATTAATGTTGAAGCTTACATTAGAAGATCGTCAGCAAATTATTATTTAATTAAAAATGCGCCAGTTGTAAGTGGCGGATCATTAGAACTTATTGATGGAGGCTCGAAGATAGTACTTGCTTCAGGAGATCAGCTATTTGTTAAATCAGATACAGCTTCTTCTTTAGATACTGTCGTTGGCGCTGTAGATGATATAAGTACATAAGGATAATCATGGCTTATTTAGGAAACGCACCAAAACAAAATTTAAATACCATGAACTCTCAACAGTTCAATGGTAATGGATCCACGGTCAATTTTACATTAAGTCAAAGTGTTTCAAACACTGCAGAAGCAGAAGTATATGTTGGAAACGTTAGACAAGATCCGTTTTCCGCTTACTCAATATCAGGTGGTACAACTTTAGCTTTCACAGAAGCCCCACCATCAGGTACAGCAAACATCTATGTAGTGTTTCAAGGTAAATCTACAGGTAGCATTAACCCAGGAGAAAACAGTATTCAAGCAGGAATGATTTCTGCAATCAATGGTGGATATAAAAACCTAGCAACAGTTTCAGAAACAATCACAGTGGCGGCATCAGACAACATGATGTTATGTGGTCCAGTATCTTTTACAGCAACAGTCACAGTAAACGGGACATTAACGGTAGTATAATATGGCAACATTATTTGTAGATAAAATAGACCCACAATCAGGAACTACTTTAGAGATAGGCAGTTCTGGGGATACAGTTAATCTTGCAGGAAATGTAGGAACAGGTTTTCCAACCAATGAAGCAGAGTTTAGCGTAACTTTAGGAAGTTCTGGCACTACAAATATAGCTACTAATACTTCAACAATAATTCCATTTACTAATGAAGAATTTGACCCAGATGGAGTTTTTAATACATCAACCTATAAATTTACTGCTCCATCAGCAGGAAAATATTTTTTTAGTTGGCTTTTAAGAAAAAGTGACTTTACATCAAATAGATTTTTTGTAGATATGTTTAAAAATGATAGTGAGGTAGGAACTTTTGAAACTGGTGTTGGTAGTTCTGATTTTGGAAGTATAACTGGTAATATACTTTTAAATTTAGCACAAAACGATACTGTCTATGGAAAAGTAACACATAATCAAGGTGGTACACAAGCTCTTAGTAATCCTAGTTGTAGGTTTTTTGGATTTAAATTAATATAGGAAAATTATGGGAACAATTAAAACAACAAACATAGAACCAATCGCGGACAACGGCACAGTAACCCTGGGTAGTTCTGGAGATACGTTTACTTTAGGTTCGGGTGTTACACAAACAATAGCTGTTAACACTCCAAATTTTTTAGTTGAATCTCCAGCAGGCGGTATAAGTTTATCAAGTGGAGTTTGGACTAAAACTGTAGGTTGGACAAATGTTTATGACACAGCAAGTGCTTTTGATTTTACAAACGATAAATATACTATTCCTAGTGGTCAAGGAGGAAAATACTTTGTTTATAGTCATATAAAAAATGGTGCTAGTGCAACAAGACGATTACAAATTGGACTTTACAAAAATGGTTCATTACTTAGAGCCGCACCTTATAATGTAGATTATTATGCTGGCGGACATCTTGGAGTAGCTGTCGAATTATCTGCCGCTGACTATATAGAAATTTATTGTAAAATAGATAATGGAGGCGGTGGTACAATATTAACTGACACAGAATCTGAAAGATTTGGAGCATATAAAATTATAGAATAAGGAAAATAAATCATGGCATCAATTATAAAAGCAAATCAACTACAGGACTTTGGCGGTAACAGCATTATCGGATCTGATGGTGCAGGTAATCTTACTACGCAGAAGATTAACTATCCTGCTTTTCAAGCTTATTTAAGTTCAAATCAATCTGGTTTAACTGATTCTGCAACTGTTTTAGCTCAATTAAATACTACAGCAATAGATACAGATAACGCTTTTGATACATCAACATATACTTTTACTTGTCCAGTAGCTGGTAAATATTTTGTTTATGCAAAAACATCTTTATTAAGTTCTGGAACTGCAAGAGAAACTAAAACTTATGTATATAAAAATGATTCAACAATTTTATCTAATATAATGGAGTTTATAGGTTCACCTTTAATAATTAATGATGGTGCAACTTGGTCAGGTGCACAAACTAGTGGTATTGTAGATTTAGCAGTAAACGATACTTTAAAACTTTATGGAAGAATGAATGTTAACTCTACAACATGGTCTTTTGTTTCAGGAATAACAGAAACAACATTAGGCGCATACAGGATAGGAAGTTAATTATGGCATTAAGTAGAATAGATACAACAAACATGATCGAGGATGTACCTCAATCGAAAATTGATAATAATATCAACTTCAGAAACATCATCATCAATGGTGACATGAGCATAGCACAAAGAGGAACTTCTGTTTCTAGTATAAGTTCTGGTGCTGCATATAATACAATAGATAGAATGAGATTTGGAGTAAATAGTTTAGGAACTTGGACACAATCACAATCAACTGATGTTCCAACTGGTCAAGGTTTTGCAAAGTCTTTTAAACTAGATTGCACAACTGCTGATGCTTCTCCTGGTGCTGGTGATTACGTATTTTTTAATTATAATATTGAAGGTCAAGATTTACAATATCTTAAAAAAGGAACTGCAAATGCAGAAAGTTTGACTTTATCGTTTTGGACTAAATCAAATAAAACTGGAACATACACTTTTGAATTAGATGATAATGATAATAGTAGAAGTTTTAGTCAAACATACACAATTTCATCTGCTAACACTTGGGAAAAGAAAACTATTACTTTTGCTGGAGATACTACTGGTGCATTAGATAATGATGCTAACAATAGTTTAAGATTTTATTTTTGGTTAGGTGCTGGAAGTAATTACACATCTGGTACTTTACAAACTTCATGGCAAAGTACAACTGATGCAAACAGAGTTTCATCTTCAAATGTCAACCTTGCAGATAGCACATCAAACGAATGGTATGTGACTGGTGTACAATTAGAAGCTGGAACAACTGCATCTGATTTTGAGTTCTTGCCACATGATGTAAATTTAAACAGATGTTTAAGATATTATAGTCATACTTTTGATTATGGCACTGCTTATGACACATCAACAAATGATGGTGCAATAGGATTTGTAGGAGAAGGTAATATTACAAATAGAAAAATAACATATTTTTATCCTAAAGAAATGAGAACAGTTCCATCAATTACATTTACGCAATCTTCTATAGATAATGGGGGTTCTATATCAACAAGTGAATTAGGAGCTAAAAGTACAAGAATAAATACCTCTGCAAATGGTAGATATTTTCGTACTCATTTAAAATGTGAGGCAGAATTATGATTACAATAACTTCAGTAGAAAAACATTATGTAACAGATTTAGATAATAATGTTGAATTTACAAATACATATAAAGTTACTTACTCAAATGATGTTGTTTCATTTATACCATTAAAGGAAGCAAACACAGATTACCAAGCAATTCGGGAGTGGATTTCAGAAGGAAATACAGTTATTGATAACCCACCAGAATAATATATAATAACCTAAAGGAGAAAAACTATGGCATCACTTTCAAGCAAAATCAAA